ACCAATTACAGTATATCTTTCTTCATCAAATGGCAAAAATACACAATTTGGTTCAGGTGATATAGAAGCTGTAGAATTATTAGCAATTACACTAGTATAAGACTTCCTAATAATAAGTTCTGTTTCAGATACATCAACAGATTTAATATTCTTTTTAGGAAAAACACTATAAAGAGATTCGTTAGAAGCAGCATTACCACTCCCAGTTTGATTCTCTGCTACAGTACCCATTACTTCAAAATCACTTACGGTTATTCCTATACCAGGCATAGTGCCACTAAAAACTCCAGGAACAGTTGTAACTCCAGAAATTACTATATTAGTTGTATTGACTACATCAACAGTTGCTAAAGTCGGTAAACTTTGACCTTGTTGAGAAAATCTTACTAAATTTCCAACTGTAACAATACCTGGCCAAGCACCAGAAACACCAAAAGCACTAGTAAGTCCAGCAATATTGGAAGAAACTTGAGATTGTCCGTTAGCAACATTATATGGAGTAATAGAAACAACTCCAATCGTGTCCATTGGGGATGGAACTAAATCTCCCAAATATGTTCCAAAACCAATTCCTGAACCGGTATACTGACTAAAACCAAAAACAGATTGAATATCCGAAATATTATAAGCGGTATAAGCAATAGCTGTTCTAGCACTATTTCCAATACCATTAAATTCTAACTTTTCCCCTAAACTAAAATTACCTTTTATATCATATGCAGTTATTGATGTTCCTACATTAACAGTATGTCTTAAATATGCTCTTGCACCACTAGATTGACCTTCAATATACGTAGGAACTGTTAAAGTAATTGGTTCATTAAGTGTAAATTCACTATATGTTTGAACATCAAAAAGTGAAAGATCCCATTGATTGGTGGCAGGAATAGTTCCTCCCATAGAAACATAAGTACCTGTATCTAATTTAGAATCATAAATTCTAGCGACTCCAATTTCCTTTCCAGCAGGTGCAGTAGTATATCCAACCCTTTGACTTCTTAAACTCAAAGTATTTGTAGTATTAAATCCAATTGCAGGTGAACCATAAGCATTATTGATCTTAAAGCTAGGCCCAAATCCAAAATTAACTTGTTGGTTTTCTAACTTATTTGTAGTTCTTGGTTTTTTGGCGTCCAAAAAGGTCGCACTCTTAATATCAACTTCATATCCTCTTACATAAGCTTTTCCGGGAGAAATCTTATAAAGAAATAAATCATCACTAGGAGTATTTCCTTGTTGAGTAGTTTGTCCCGGTTCATAAATTCCTCTATTACCAAATCCATTATTTAAACTTTCATGGGTGGAAGTAACCAATTCCGACACATAATAATGTCCAGATTCGTCAAAAGTTCTTTTTGCTAATTCTCTCCCCAATTCATTATATTGAGCAGAACTTTTAATATCCCTAATAAGACCATCTTGAATATCTGCTAACTGAACAAAATTTTGATCATTAAAATCATCTCTTGATTTTTTAGCAAGTGAAGCTTCAATTTTAAGTCTATCCGCACCAGGTGCAGTATAGTTATTAAATCCCGCAGCATTATCATTTAAAATTGGATCAGTATCAGAAGAAACAAGAGTTTCTGTAACATTTAAACCTATCCTATAACTAGGAGTATTAGTATATTGATCTAAGATTAAAATTTCATCCTTAACTTCAACAAAATATCCTCTTAAAAAATAAACACCCTCATTAATTCCAAAGGCAGAACCAACAGCACTAGCATCTACAGAAATAGTCTTAGCAAATCCTTCTCCAGCAGCAATAAAAGTAGTTGCATAATTAATACTTTTTTGAGTTAAAAGAACTTCATTATCTAGAAATGTGGATGTAGTACCATCAGTACCTGATTCCACATATTCAAGATATAAAGTATAATTACCTCTATCAGACTCACTATCAGTAATAGAATTAATAATTTTAGCTTTTACACCAGAAGTTTCACCTTCAATGATATTTCCAATTAACTGATCTAGATAAAGTGAAATAGGAATTCCTAAAAACTCAGATTCTATTTGAATAGCAGAATACGCACTCAAATAAGTAATTTGTCCAGGAATAACTACAGAACCTTCTTTAAAAAGATGAGATCCTACATCTTCAATTTGATTTTGAAGTATAGATTGAAGATTATTTAATTCTCTTGCCTGAACTGGAAAAGCTGGCTTGAATAATACTTTATAGTAATTGCTATCCGAATCAAAATCATCAAAATAGGGAGCAACATTAAGATTAGTTTCCTGTGGCATAATTCTTTAGAATTCCAAGATAATTTTGACGTCTTCTTTTTGAGATGAAGACCTTGTTACAGAAGGTCTGTTATCAACATAAATGATCTTACCAGAATATTTTTGTGACTCTGGTTGAGATACACCATTTACGAAATTTTGACCGAGATTATATGTTTTACTATTTATTACTGTTGTTATACCATTAAATTGAGTACTGATTGATAAATTAATATCTCCACCAGTAATAGTCAGATTACCATCAGTACCTGGAGCAGCGGTAAATTGATAGTTCTTATACCCTAAAGTTGTAATACCTGCAGCACCCGCAAAAGTAAATCCATTATTAGTTCTATCTTGCCAATACTTTAAAACTCCACTTGTTTGGTCATAAGATACAACTCTTCCTACAGCAGTAGATCCCAATCCAACAGTTTGTAAAATTTTACTGTCAGCAGTAAAATTAGCTGAACTGTATCCTATTCCAGTCAATCTAAGAGCATATACAGCACTTATCTTATCATCCGCCAACAGTTCACTTGAACCATTTTGTAGAGGGTTACATACAAAACCAACTCTTGCAAATTGATTTCCGGTAATAAAATCTGGATTATTTGTATCATTTTCAAATCTAGCATAAGTTAGAACATTAAATGCACCTAACTCACTGTAGATATTAGAACCATATCCACCTGAAGGAGGAATAATTACATTAAATTCTGGAGAAGTAGTTCCTGTAGGAACCCCACCAGCTGATAAATCTACAGTACCATAAGTATAACCAGATCCACCTTGTGAAATAGTAATAGAATCAACTTTAGAGTCATTATTAATAACTATAGTAGCCTTAGCTCCATTACCATCTCCATGAATAGGAACATTGGTATAAGTTAAATTTGCAGTACCAATACCAACACCTCTATTCCTAACGGTAACAATTTTTAATTGTCCACTAGTAGAAGCATTTTCTCTAACAGCTGCATCAGTAGTATTTGTTTCCCAATTACTAGGAACAGGGATATAATTAGTAGATTCAAATTTAATAGCTTGACTTGGCCTAATAGTATACAAATACTTCCAAATATACCCATCTCCACTACTTCCAGCCTCTCTAGGTTCTAGATCAGTAAAAGTAGGTTCATCTAGTGATGGACCACCTTGATGATTATTTTCTGGTTTAGCATTATTATAAAGACAAGTATAAACCCTATAATCACTATTCATTACATAATACTTAGCAGCATAGATATCAGCTTGACCACCTGGTTCTGAGGGGTTGGATATACTAATATCATTCCTCCACATAGCGTAAGTAATACCAGATTGCCAAGTATTTTTTGATACTACCTGATTACAATCACTAGGAGCTATTTTTTTCATAGCCAACATAGTGTCCCAATATTCATTAGACTGATTCAGACTATCCTTGGGTGAAGGAGGGGTAGTATCCCAATCAGACTGATAAGATGCGGGGTTAGGTAATCCAATAAATGCATAATAAGAATTTGAACTGGATTGAACCCCAGACACAAAATTCTTCGCATTTAATATACGAAGTTGATCAGTAATTATTGCCGCCATTTTTTAAAGGGTTTTTTCTTATTTATAGGTTATTAAGTGTAATTAATATATTTAAGAGGTTCAAATCTCGTAATAAGAGCAGAAGTAGAAATTCCACTTACTCCATTCTCACCATAGAAATTATAAGTATTTAATGGAGCACTATCTAAAGTAATCTTACCCCAACTAAATTTACCCAAAGGAGGAAGTTCATCTTTATAAACAGTTGTATAGGCTATTC